AAACATCGCTTCCAACTTGAATTGTAGATTTGGCATTTACGGCTCCATAATCCCTCGTAACTTCATCTAAAACGGCATCAAGCGTACTGCCGTAAATATTACCTACAACATATATAGAATTAGATTTAAAAGCAGCAATCGTATTATTATCAATTTTTACTAAAGCGACTAACTCATCTTCAGATCCTTGGTTAACTCTAAAGTTAGCCATTACGGGTTGATACCTTGTGTAATTAAGAAAATCTGAAACAGCAACTAAATCTCGACTATGAGGAACTAATAAACGGTTTGAGAAAAATATAGCACTATCCCCATTAGGAATTGGCTCTGTGCCATCGGATTCGTTTTCATCAATAGTAGTATCAGTCTCTTCTTGGATTATAGTTACAAACCCAGTGTAAAGTGAAGACATCGACAAAGGCGGAAGACTGCTTCCTCTCATCATTACTACCACATTAAAACACTGGACAAAAGAAACGTCTGACGTAATCGCTGGACAAATTAATTTTTTAGAATGTGACCCTTCTCTAGTGGCATAAACCCCAGAACTAGAAGCGACAATAAGATATTCGGCTCCAGCGGGATCTCGAAAAACGCCTGTGCCGTACACCGTGCCATATCCAAAAATCAAATCTCCAGCGTCAGACCAATTTGTGTTTAAATTGTTTGCAGTACTTAACGGATTAGTCCCTGCCGAAGTAGTTCCTGTCGCTTTAAAATACGGCCCTTTTCCAGCCGCACCTTGACTAGCTGGTCCTCCAGACGTAGACAATGCCTGTGAGCCGTTTGTATTCGTATTCGTATCAACAACCACATTACTCAAAACCACCGGATTTCCTGAAGTGCCAGAAGTATCTATTTTTCGACCGCTATATAAAACATAATCACCTGAAGCATACGCTTTTGTATCATCGTATAAATCAGCTTGTTTATTAGACCAAGTCATCTTCTTAATGCCCGGTCGAGTTTCAGCTATGCCGTTAGTAAACCGTTTATTAACTGCTTCCGACACAAACCCCGGTTCTAATTGGCCGGGATCAAGCCTCGCATTAACCCCTTTAAAAAAAGTATCTCCATCAACTATTGGATCTGGAACAGGCATTAGTCTCTTTCTATTTCATATTCTAACTCAGCGACTTTTTTCAATGCCGCTTTTGTCCAATCTGGAGCTTGTCTCGCTGCCACTGGAAATTGAGGATGCTCTGTCAGATCCACCACTCCGTTCAATTCCTTGAACGTCAGACTCTTGCATCCCGGCGCGAGCATTAGCAACAGCATCATCAATAAAAGACAACTTTGCTTTAAGCCTACTTTGCGCTCTGTGTTCTTTAATTCCATCGGCAACATCTAAAAAAAGCCGCTCCAATACTGGGACGGCTTTGCACAACGCTATTATCGCGCTTATTACTCCCACAAATAACTCCTCAACTACTTGACAATTTCATCTCCGCTTACAGACTTTTCTACTTTAGAAACGCCGTGGCGAACAAAAATCGCTAGAAGGGAAGTAATACCAACATTTATAGCTGCTCCCATTTCTAACTCGCCAGAAAAATATCCACCAAGTGCGCCAATGAGTCCAGTAATGCCAGTCCAGAATGTTTTTGATTTAAACATGATAATTATTTTTACAACTAACTAGTTAGTTTCTTTTAGTAATTTTCTTATTTTAAGAATAATGTAAATTAAAGTTGCTAAACTAATGCCTACTTTAAGTATAGTGTCAATATCTAACATCCAGTTACCGAGTCCGGTAACGCTTGCAAAAGCAACTTTAACGTCATCGAACGACACTATGTTATAATTATCGCTCGTGCAGGGGTAGCAGTAACTATTTTCCCCTGAAACGCTCCTAAATCCAAAAACGTATTAGCAGGAACCGCTATGGCTACAGTACTTGATCCAAGTTTAACAGTTCCAGATCCGCCTATTCCTGCAATAATTACTTTTTTACGATACTCTCCTGCCTCAGTTGTACCTACTGCCGCAACTACACACTCATTTCCACCATTTATATCTACATTTGTTGCCATACTTATTCGTCCTTTACTACCTCTGGTTCAAGAACTTCTTGACTACCATTAGGTTGTTCTTCCAGTCCGCATTCTTTCATAATTACACGGGCTGCGTTTGTGACAACTTCATGCTGTTGTCGGTTTAACTGAGCGTTACCAGAGGCAACAAACAGTATATCTAGTGCTTCTTTTATTTTGGATTTATCCATAAGAAAAGTCAATAAGTAACCATTTTAGTGGTTCTAATCTGTCCTTGTTGTCTATATAGTTTATCCGATTCCATTACTAACATCCCATTGGCATTGTTGTCTTCGATAGACGCAGCTTGAAGCTGCCCGTTAGCTCTCAGATAATCCGCATAGACTCCACGGATTAGATAATTTTGAAAAATTTTAGGTACGTTTACTTTATCCCACTCACTAGCTGTAAACGAAGTAGCAGTAGTCGTATTTGCGGTATAAAAATTTCCGTCATAATAGACTTGAGATCCTGAAGAATACGCTACAGCAGTATGAACATCTCCAGTTAAATCTGGTCTTGTTGCTTTGTATTCCATAAACAAAGGGGTCGTAGTAGTGTATACGACCACTGACTTACCAGAATTAGTGTCGCTGTCAGCACCAGTATCATGCAATACGTAAGAAACAGTATCAAGATTGGTAGTCTGTTTAGGATTTTTAGAATAGATTTCAAGGATTTCACCAGCGTCACTAGGATAAGCCATTGAACTCACGTCACTTGTTGTCGTAACAACACGTTCAACCGTCCGCATAGTCTCTGGCCAGTACTCAGTTTCCCAAGCGATAGCTAAACGAGTATTAGATAAATCCCTTACTTGTTTAAAAAAATGGCTTGGAAGATTGTCTCGATCTAAACCCGCAACTTGGGCTACGCCATAAATAACATCTTTAAAATCAAGCGTTCGCATCGACTTCTACACGAGGGTTAGATCCGTAAACTTTTCTAAAAGTAACTCGACCCACTGGAGTGTCATAATAACCGTGTGGTTTACTTCCACCGGAGCCTACAGAAACCGTTTTTCCTCCGGCAGACTTCACTCGGCTTTCTGGATTATCTCGTAAATACTCTTTAATAAACTTACGATCATTCCAACAATCGTACCCAAGGCGTTTCCCCCAATAATGATACGAAGTGGATTCTATCCGAGCTTTGTGTTGTCCAAACGAAGTATGGTGAGATTCTTTTCGAGCCTCTCTAGAAATACCTCCAGATTGGTTGGCCCGTGAGGTTTGATGCTCACGAGCCAACTGTCTCTGAAGTGCTTGCCCCACAAGGGAAGCCATCTCATCGCTTAGTCCTTCTGGGGCGTACATAATTAATTATGCGGTGCAGTCAAAATACCCAAAATTTTGGGGATTGTTGACGATCAATGCGGCGATTGCCTGAATCAACCTAGCTGGGCCACCGCCATTATCGGTTAACTCCTTAATTTCAGGAAGTTTACCGTAGCGGATTTCCACTTGGTCAAACGGAATCACATAACCCTTATAAGTACGAGTAGCATTAGCAGAAGCAGATGTTTGCTCATTTATAAAGGTAGATGGGTGTAACCGTAAACGGCCAAAATCACCCTCGAACAGATCAATCGCATTAATAAACGATTTTGTAGCTGCTTCTTGAGTGAACGTCTTAATTGGCGAATGCAGATCGTTAGCAGTTGCCGCTGGAGATGCTTGAGTGAAGTTAGTAAAAGCTCTCTTCAAGCTAGTTCCAACAACAGCATCGTAGTCCCGAATGTTTCCGGTTGTATCGTAGATAGACTTCAATACGTTTTGCACGTCAGCTTCAGTAAGAAGCGCAACTGTGCTTTCGTAAGAATTATCTTTCGGCATACAGAAAGACTCGTCTACACGAAAATCTGTACCATTCCTGCCGCCAGCGTCGTTATCGGCGTAAGCAGCGTTTTCACTATTTAGATCACCATAAGGCGCATTACCAAGTTCGTAAGCAGTTCTACGCAAAAAACTACCC